GATGCAGCTACCTACTATGGAACGCTATTCCATGAGTTGGCTCACTGGACAGGCCATGAGACTAGAGAGAACCGCAAGCTAGGCAGTCGCTTTGGCTCAGATAAGTATGCCTTTGAAGAGCTAATCGCAGAGCTTGCCAGTGCAATGCTCTCAGGCATTACTGGTGTGGAAGCTACGCCTAGAGAAGACCATGCCATCTATCTCAATAACTGGATTGCATGTCTTAAAGACGATCCAAAGGCCATCCAGAGGGCTGCGTCACTAGCTGAGAAAGCATCTCAGTTTATCCTTAACAGTGCTTCTACTGAGCATACAACTGAGAGGGCTGCGTAATGGCTACAGTTAAAGCATACGCTACAATGTATTCATTTTTAGAATGGGTCGGAGAAATTCCTGACGAGATTGAACCTGATGATCGCCAACAATGGATCAAGGACAATGTTTGTGGTGGAAGTTATGAGAATGTTGGCGGTGATTGGTCATACGATTTAGCGCCTCATGTAGTTGATGAAGGGGAGTCTGCGTAATGGCTAACTTTTACAAAGTAGAAAAAAATGTGGACATGCCACTTGGTGGTAAATTTGGTGGGATGATGCATGGGATGGAAGTCGGAGACAGTGTTCTTTTTCCAACCCATGATGAAGCGAGAGGTTTTCGCAATGCCATAACCGCTAAGAATATGAAAGCTAAAGAGCGACGAGTGCATGATGGCTTTAGAGTTTGGAGAACAGCATGAGAACGAAAGAATATAAAGTTTCAATTTTATGGGGATGGTCACACGAAGATGGCGACAAAGCCAAAACTTACACATTCAAAACAAAAGGTGAATTAGATGCCTTCTGGCTTGGAGTACAAGACATGGATGGACATCTAGGTTGGGAAGTAGTCGAGGAAGGTTATGTCTACGACGAAGCCACAAATGGAGATCTTGGTGGACATCGCGTTGATAGAGAAGGTGAGTACTGTCGTGAGTGTGGGGAGTCGCTATGAGGCTCTATCAATCCAGTAAAGGCCAGTGGGTAGGCACTCAGCGTGACGCCCAGAAGAACTTCCCAAGGGATTGGGCAGAGGTTGACGTACCTACTTCAAAGGCAGAGTTAATCGATTGGTTAAATCTGCATGAGGTAGGTGCATCAAGGGAGAGGGCTGTTGGGCAGGATACTGTTACTTCAGCCCCTTCCACAGAACTGCATCCGGAAGAGATGTATCCACATACTCACAGTTGGGTTCAGTGGGCATATGAGACTCTCAAGCGCGGTAACAAGGCAGAGGCTGAAAAGATGCTTTTACAAGGGCTAGAGATCCAGAACAATATTAAGAAGGCGAGGGCAGCGTAATGACTGATATTAAGATAAATGACATACATAGATATTGTGGCGTTGGAACATTTATGACGCGCCTACTTGATTGCTCTGATTGTGGTGATCTTGATTGGTACGCTAATGGCAACAACTTGGCTTTCGTAAAACATGACGGCAATTTTAAGAATATTGAAATCTGGTTAAACATAGACGTTCCAGAAGTGTCTGACGAAAAGATTTTCTATGCGGTCTATGGTTACTGCAAGCTCCATAAATATGAATTTGTAGAGTTTGGAAATCCCCCAGAAAAAGAACAGGGGGCAGCGTGATGAAATTTGATTTGAATGATTTTGAATTCTTATGGTGGACTGCAATGATAAACTTTGTCCATGAGCAACCAGATAGGTTTGAGAAAAAAGCTAAGTATACTAGTCGAACCTATAAAGATGGTGAGGGCTATCTTTATTGGGTTGGCCTTGAGGATAATAAGTCAGATGCGTTGATTGCATTTAAAATATTAAAGGCAGAGGGTTATGAACCCAATTTGCTTTGGGATATGGCTGAAAACGCAGATGGTTCTAGGGGCTACTGTATTCTTACAACCTATCGATCCGATACATATCTTAATCCTTGGGTTATGGGAGATGAAGATGAGGGAGTAAGTGCAAATGGGTAAAACTCACCTCAGAGGCATAATGCTTTTAGATATAGAAGTTGCTAATTTAGAAGCAGCTATTCGATTTCAAAATACCCTTGGTGATATTGCCAAAGGTTTAACTAAACCCAACCTAATAGATGGTGTAAAAATTACGCAGTCGCAGCATGAAGTTCCTTTGAAAACACGCAGAGGTAAATCTGGCTCAGTAAGTAATGTAATAGTTAGAGGCACTCGAAAACCCAATAAAAAAGGTAAGAATATTAAGGGAAACACTTTGTTTAGAGTTTATGGAAGGTCTTCAACATGACTAATGATATCTCCAAAATGTCTGACGCAGAGTTTGCTGATTATCTAGACAAGTGTGCTGCGAACCTTGACGCGAAAGTAGATCTGGAAGCCCAGAAATATGTAGAAGCCAGTAAGCGTATCCTTCAGCTAATTGATGATAACAAAAAACTGGCTCGACTATCTCAGCCTGTCTTTCAAGTGGGGCTAACGAGATGAAAGCAGCTTATGTTACTAAAAATCGACAGAAAAATGGGTGGGTCTACTATATTAGAGCTACTAAAGAAATGTTGGAACACTTTCCCGACACTCCTAATGCCACTGAAAGTAATAAGTCAGATGCTGACGCAATTGTGGCTAGATGGCAGGGCATGTTGGATACACATACCCATGAAGAAGAATACTCACCTGCCTACGCACCTCGAAACAGTGTTTATACACTTATATCGGCTTGGAAAAACAGCATGGCTTTCAAAGATAATACTGAAAGCACTAAGCGTAACTATAGACAGATCATCAACAGGCTTTTGGAATGGGATTTCGGGGATGGCAAACCATTCGCTGAAGTATGCGTATCTGATGTAGATTATGAATATGCTGAGAAGATATTTCAGTTAGTTGAAGATAAGATTACGACTAATAATGCCAGGGTCACTATTATAAGGCTTCGCTCTGCTTGGAATCATGGCAAGCGTCTTAACCTAGCCAATAATAATCCATTTTCTGATCTGACGCTCCCTAAAGGTCATGTCAGGAGAGTTATGTGGACACCAGAGCAAGTAAAAGAAATGGTAGAGTACTGTGACGCTCACGGCAAAGTATCGATGGGTACTGTAATAACTATTTGCTATGAATGGATGCAGCGTCCGGTTGATGTTAGATCTTTAAAGTGGGCTGATATAAAGCCAGATGGAGTAGGGGAGTTCGCTCAACAAAAGACAGGCGCGGAGATGCGTATACCTCTCACTGTAGGCATTCAAAAACGTCTTGAGCTACACAATAAGCATAACTCTGATGATTTCATTATTAGAGAAGACCATACGCTCAAGCCTTACACCGCTGATAGATTAACTAAAATATTTAGTGATCTTAGAAATGCTTCAGGAATACTCCCCAAAGTTCGAGATAAGGGTAAACGCAATCCTGATGAATCTTATGTATATACAGACGTTAGATTAGCTGATCTGAGGCGCTCTGGAGTCACACACGGCTCAGAGTGCGGCTGTACCCATGATGAACTAATGGCAATATCAGGCCACAAGAACATCAACTCCCTATTAGTTTACTCAGTCATAACTGAAACTAATGCTCACAATGCTTTAGCTAAACGCGGTCTAGATACTGTGGGCTTTAAGAAGCTTGGTAGGCAGATGAAGACCTATAGATCTGAATCCCAAGACATCAAACATCTCCAGAAGATCATTGCAGATCAAGCAAGAGTAATTAATCAATTAACAGGAACTCCCAAGAATGAATTATGATAAATTATCTATTTTAAATATTTGTCACTACGACAAGTACAAGGTTTTTAACGTCACCGACCACTCTAGCAATACTATTTGTAGAGTGTCAGGCGTAGGTGAAGAACTGCCTTATGAAGCTCTTCGACGCATGAATGTCGGTCAGAAAGCTATGTTTGGTAAAGAACGTCATCGATATGAAAGAATAGTATAATGTGTAAGATCGAAGTAAAATTATTAGATAGCATGGGTTCAGATCTCTCTGTGGTTAATGCAGCCAGAGTAAGCTTCGGAAAGAAGCGTGATGCTCTAGGTTTCTACGCGCATGGAACGACTATGGCAGATGCCAACATTCCTATCATTCACGACACAGATAAAAAGCTCATAAAGTATTTAGCCAAGCATAAGCATACATCTCCCTTTGGACATTGCTTTGCCAGTTTTCATATTAAGTGTCCGATCTTTGTTAGTAGGCAGCTAGTCAAACACAAGTATCTCAGGATCAATGAAATCAGCCGTAGGTATGTTAAGACAGAACCAGATATCTTTTACCCAGATTGGTGGAGAGAACAGACAGAAGATAAAAAACAAGGTTCTGGAGATAGGCTAGGGGATGATGAAGCTAATGTTGTATTATCAAATATCATGGCTCACTCTTCTAAGTCCATTATGCTCTACAATAAGTTTCTCTCCAGAGGTCTTTGCGAAGAGCAAGCCAGAATGGTTCTGCCTCTGAACATGATGACTGAGTTTTGGTGGAGTGGAAGCTTAGATGCTTTTGCAAACATGTGTGTACTGCGTTGTGCAGAGGACTCTCAGCAAGAAACTCGAACAGTTGCTAATTCTATCAGCCATGAGATGGGGAAGTTATATCCTGAGTCGTGGGCTGCGCTAATGAAAACCGAATGATTCTGATTGTAAATAATTGTAAAATAATTGTAATACAATTTACTATAGATTTTTACAATTATTTACAGCCAAGATAGCCAATTTATCTAATTATATCAGATAGTTGGCTCCGGCGGTAGGGATCGAACCTACGACCAATTGATTAACCGTTTTACTATATAAAACAATGACTTAGGAATCCAGAGTGTTATAAACTGTTAACTTTAAATACTTTTAGGTTCTACTAACTAATTGTTAGGCAAAACATTGACAGATTGTTAAATTAGTGTATCCTTCGGATGTTGCCGCGAGGTAACATACCCTAACCAACTACTAGGAATGAGAATGACTTACTCAGAACAACTCTACATAATTAAGAATATACCTCTAATGGATGGTGAACGCAAAGTGATTACCTGTCCGTTCTGTTATGTACCAAAGAAATTATCTATCTCTAAAATAGATGGAACTATAATGTGGAACTGCTTTAGAGCCAGTTGCAACGGAAAAGGTATATACACTAAAGAGAGAAATATTAATTATGTTAAAAACAAACTATCCAATAAAAAGCTAGAAGATAAACCTGTTGGAAGAGTTCTCCCAGAAATAACTACAAAGGTAGAGAACTGCCCAGAAGCAATTGAATATCTGGAATCAGTGAATAGCTTAGAAGCTTATCAAAATAAATTTATTAAAATTAGATATGCTCCCTCTGAAAACAGAGTATTGTTTTATTCCGGCGCTGGGGCAGTAGGAAGGCTTCTGAGTGGGCTAGGAGCTAAATGGATAACTTATGGAGTAATTGACTCTGGTATCGCTGTAGGAACAGGTAACAAGGTGGTAATGGTAGAAGACGTTGCTTCAGCTTGTTCGGTGTCTAGAATAACGGATCATGTTGGGTTAGCTTTGCTAGGAACAAAAATAACACAAAACATTGCAAAAACACTTACTAAGTACAATAACTCATATTTAATACTTGACAGGGATGCTAACCTGGCTGCATTAAAAGAAAGTAGGCGGCATGGAAATAACATTCATGTACGTTTTAGTAAAAGAGATTTAAAAATGTTAAATGTGATAGAATTAAAGAAAGTACTGGTATAATTACATGACTAAAAGAGTTATATACAATCACAAGAATGTAAACATTACCCAATACACTGGTTGGAGAAAAAGTTTTTTTAGAAATTATATTTCATTTAGGTGGTGGAATAAAAGATTGATCACTCTAACCTCTGTTGGTGCTATGTATCACAGTGCTAGTACAAGATTTTTACAGTTGCAACGCAAAGTTTCTTCTAGCGATTGGGTAGGGAGCTTCATCTGGGGAAGCCCTATTGTGGCATTAGCCCCACCAAGAGAACATGATCATGGATTAGCTTTAAATATAGACACATACCTGACATATGTGGACAAACAAATAATTCGTCGAAGTTGATAATACCGACGTAAAACTATAGGAATATCAAATGCAATTAAGAGCAATAATGTTAGTAGATCTAGACTTACCTGATTTTACAGCCGCAGCGAAGCTAGAACAAAGATTAAACGGCATATTAGAAGATATAAAAGATACAAATAAAGGTGTCACATATACTGCTTTGGACATTAAAGAGCGTCGGGGAAATCAAAAACCCGACATAAAAAATATGGCGTTCCGGCAAAACAAACCAGTTAACTAGATAACTACCAATTAATTTAAACTGCCTCAATTTCGATTGGGGCTTTTTTTTTGTTCTTTTGTGTGGTATGAAAAACAATAGCTAATAAATAGCAAATGTTTAAAACCAACTAAAGGACTGACTACTTGGAGCAATCTTTATTAAAAAACTGTTTAAGCAACGAATTCTTTGAGAGCAATAGAACAAAGCTTAGACCTGAATTATTTTCTGATACACTAGCTGAAATATATAGCTGCATCGCTAAGATGCATGATAAATTTAAAAAAGACATTACTAGTGCAGATTTATTTTCCTATTGGAAATCTAATCATCCCACTTGGACAGAAGCTCAGTCGGAGCAAGTTCAGGAACAAATCAACCATATCACCTTTGCCCCTGACATAGATGGCGACATCAGCGCATCTGTAATCAATAGCTTATGGCAGCAAGAGATCGGTAACGATGTAGCTAAACTGGGAGTTCAGATGTATGAAGGTAATACTTCTGCAATGGATAAGCTCACCCAGCTTCTGGAGAGAGTAGCTAAGGGTTACCTTCCAGATGATATCTTTGGTGATGCTGTCACTGACGATATCTATGAACTACTAGCCACAACCTCAGATGAAAACCGCTTTAAGTTCAATATCGAAACTTTGTCTAGAGAAGTCTACGGAATTGGTAGAGGTGAGTTTATGGTTGTTGCTGCTTACTCTAATGTAGGCAAAACAGCCTTTGCTGTTAGCTTATGCGCTGGGCTAGGTGGCTTCTGCCAGCAAGGAGCTAAAGTTGGTTATGTTGCTAACGAAGAATTTGGACGCAGAGTAAAGCTCAGAGCGATCCAGTGTTATACTGGTATGACCGAAGATGAAGTTAGATTTAAACCATCTGACGCGATAGCAAAGTTCTCTGGCATTAAAGACCGAATGATATTCAGGGATGCCCAAGGTTGGGATATTCATGTTCTTGACGCCTACATAGCTAAAGAGAAGTTCGATGTAGTCGTTTGCGATATGGCTGACAAAGTTGAATTAACGGACAAGTTCAATTCAGGGCATGAGCGTCTTAGAGCTTTGTACTACCGACTAAGAGAGCTTTCAAAGAAACATAACTGTGCAATCATAGCTATGTCTCAAGCTAGTGCAGAGGCCGAAGGACGTACAGTACTCAGTATGTCCATGCTTGAAGGCTCAAAAGTTGGCAAGCAGTCGGAGAGCGATTTATTGGTGGGGCTGGGAAAAAGGGTAGACCCAGAGAATCCTGATGATCCTACGCGCTGGATTACCATAATGAAAAATAAGATCAGCGGAAGGCATACAACTATTCAGTGCAACCTTGAAGTGGGGCTGAACCGATATGTGGTATGATATTATAATAATAGTTCTGTGCCTTGCCATCCTTTGGACAGTTTGGAGGGATGGAGATGGAAACTAGAGAAGAGATACAAAAGCAAACAGAAGAAACTTACATAGCTTTCATTAAGTGGTGCAAGCTGACGCTCTGGTGGATTGTACTTAGTTTCTTAGTACTGACCATGTGCAACTTCGGAGTCGAAGATGGCAAGGATGCTACTGGATCTGGTTATAATGGAGAAGTTTACGCGCCGAAAGGATTGTCTGATGGATGATACTTTACCGCCCTTCCTAGAACTGGTTCTTAAAGAGCTTGGTGTACTAAAACCAGTTGATCACAGTACCCCTCCTATCAAAAGGGAATACAAATTCAGAACTCCTGTTTTTGACGCGAAGGGAGAACCTGACTTTTGAAGATTCTTGTAGGCGATTTAGAGACTACCGTTGACTTTCGGGAGGACGATAGAATTGATGGTTCACCGAAGAACCCAAATAATAAATGTGTAATGGCTCAGTATGGTTGGCTAGGTGAAGAGACAGTCGATGAAGTTCTAATAGATACCTGGTATCACGACGAGTGTGAGCAGCCTGATAGTACTGATAGGTTCAAAGCATATTTAGCTGAAGCTGACGTAATCGTATTTCACAATGCAAAGTTTGATTGTGAGTGGCTTATGGAAATGGGCTTTGAGCTACCGCCTAAAATCTATTGTACTCTGATTGGCGAATACGTCTTGTCCAAGGGTCGAAGGCGAGAGATGAGTCTAAAGCATACAGCCCAGCGCAGAAAGACCAAAAGCTTCAAACTTTCTGATTTAGTAGATGATCTATTTAAAAAAGGTATTGGCTTTGAATCCATGCCTCTAGACGATGTAATAGAATACGGAATTGCAGACGTTAAGACGTGTGGAGAGATCTATTTATCTCAACAAAAAGATTTTGCTAAAGAAGAAAATGCTTCCTTATTAAAAGTTTTAGATTTTATGAACGAAATGCTTCTGTTTCTCTGTGAAATTGAGATGAATGGAGTAAAAATCGATCAGAAAGCCTTGGAAGAGGTGAAACAGCAGTTTTTAGCCGAAAAGAATGAGCTTACAGAGCGCCTCACAGAGATAGTCGAACAAGTTATGGGCGATACTCCAATAAACCTACAGTCTGGGGCGCACATGACCAAAGTGGTCTACAGCCGTGAAGTAAAAAATAGGGATGATCATATAAGAACATTCAATATTGGTACAAATGAGGCTGGTAAGACCCTTAGACCACCTAGAATGACTGCCAAACAGTTTTCTGAGGCTGTAAGAGCAACTACTACAATAGTTGAGAAAACTCAGGCTGTATGCTGCCCTGACTGTAACGGTGTTGGTTCTATTCAAAAGTTCAAAACTAAGACTAAGATCAAGCTGGGTAAGAAATATCGTGTTCAGGGAGATCCTTACAAAAATAGAACGAAATGTAAGACTTGTACTGGGGCAGGGGCTTTATATCAGCCTACTGGAGAAACCGCTGGCTTGATGATGGTTCCAAAGTCACCGTTTTACGCCTCAGTAAATGGTTTTAAGACCGACAAAGGAACTATCAAGTCTTTGATCCTTCAAGCACAAGGCAAGGGTAAAGACATTGCGGTGGAGTTCTTAACAAAGATCTCTCGACTGAATGCTATTTCAACATACCTCGACTCGTTTGTCGCTGGCATTGAGCGCGGTACAAGAGAGAATGGCATCTTGCATCCTAACTTTAATCAGACGGTGGCGGCTACAGGAAGACTTTCTTCTGGTGGTGGTATGTCTCCCAATCTACAAAACCAGCCCAAAAGAGGCTTTCCTGTACGAAAAGCTATTGTCAGTCGGTTCGGAAATTCGCATCTGATCGTAGAAGCGGATTACGTCGGATTAGAATTCAGAACGGCTTGCGAACTAAGTAGGGATGGTCAGGGAATAGCAGACATTCTGAACGGTAAAGATATTCACAGACAAACAGCTAGTATTGTTCTGCAAAAACCGCCCAACGAAGTCACCAAATTAGAACGCCAAGTCTCTGGTAAACCATTCAGCTTTTTGCCGCTTTTCGGTGGTACTTCATTTGGTCACCCACCACATATAGCCGCATACCTGGATGGCTTCTATGATATATACGAAGGCATTCACTCTTGGCATGACCAATTGATGACAGGAACTCTGAAGAATGGGATCGTACAGACCCCTTCTGGGCGGCAATATTTCTGGCCTAATGTGGTGAGAACTAGGAATAATAGGGTATCAAATGCAACCCAGATTTTGAACTATCCTGTCCAAGGTTTCTCAGCCGATTTAGTGCAGCTTGCTTGCATTAGAGCCTTCAGAATGTTCAAGGCAGCAAAGCTTAAATCTAAGCTTATTCTCACTGTACATGACTCAATTTGTGTAGACTGTTTTTCTCCGGAATTACAACAGGTTAAGGACATTCTGACAGAGGCTATGACTAAGGTGGGTGAAGAAGCAGAAGAACGCTTTGGATACTCACTAGCTGTACCTTTGGACATTGAAATCAGCGGTGGAAATAATTGGCTAGAACAGGACGAATATTGTTGACGAAAACATTAGTTAATGTTATGATGTACATCTAACCAAAAAGGAACTGTTTTATGACAGACTTAATAATAAAAGAAGATGGCTTAACATTAGATGATATTTCTGCAGCCTTGGGCGCTGCGTCGAGCAATACAGAGAAGAGTCCTACTATACCGACTCTTAAAATTAATAGTTTTGGAGAAGATGCCAACGGAGATCAAATCCCTTTAGGAGCATTCTTTCTTAACACTCAAGAAGATAGAGTTTATGCTAAAGATGGTGTCAAATTAAGAGCCTTCTCAAACCATATCCAATATCAGCATTGGGGTGATGGTAAACTGATCAACAAGTCTCTGCTTGTAAAAAACAATCGTGAAGAGGCGAGAGATCAATTAGGTGGATTAATGTGCGGAATGCCTACTTATGAGCAATCTGTACAAATGTCTGAACAAGAGCGCAAAGAATACGAAGGCCGTGATCGCTATAGGATCATTAGAGGTCTAGTTTCTTATACTGGTAAGACTGCTCAAGGTAAAGAGGTTACTATAGAAAACCAACCTTGTATCTTATCTTTAAAGCGTAAAAATTATGGGCCGTTTTATCACGATGTCCTTAACCGAATGCCCAGTGGCATGAATCTTTGGGATTTTGACTCTATCTTGAAAGCTGACAAGATGAAGTCACCTAAAGGCGCAACTTACTATGTTATGCATTTCTCCCCTCAATTTGGTTCTCCCCTCCCAATGGACCAGATGACGTATGACAGTTTAGCGCATGTCACTGGGTTAATTACTGGGGAAAACAAACGCATCGAAGAGAGCTATAAGCAATCCTCTATGCAAGCCGCCGACGAAGCCATGCAAGATGAAATCATGGACGCAGTCGATACTCTGGAAGCCGACTTTCAGGCTGCTTAAATGGGTATCATAAAAGGCATGAGTAATGAGGTATATCACTCCCAGAGTGGTATATCCTCTACCACCGTAAAAACTGTTTATAAGAAAAGTTTAGCGCACTGGAAGGGTGCAAAAAGAACCCAGACTTCTGCATTTGCTTTAGGATCTGCCTATCATGCAAATTGTTTAGAGCCTGAAAGAGACTTGGTTATCAAAGGCCCAAAGACAAGAAGTTCTAAGGCTTTCAAGGAGATGGAAGATAATCTTCAGGAAGATCAGATACTTGTTACAGAAGTAGAATACCATGTAGCCAAACGTATGGCTGAAGGAACGATGAATGATCCAGCTTCTAGGGCTGCATTAGAACATCCAGACCGCTTAAATGAGGTTGCTGTCTTTGCAGAATGTCCTCGAACAGGTCTAATGCTCAAAACCAAGCCCGATTCAATGTCTAAGGGTACAGTTTACGATCTGAAGTCAACAATCGATAGTTCACCCTCTGGCTTCGCAAGGGAATGTCAGAAATATGCATATGATATTCAGGCAGCGTTCTATTTGTACGTTTGCTCTCTTGTTGAAGACTTAGATCCAGCGCCAGTAGAATTCGCCTTCATTAGTTGTGAAAAGTCTGCACCTTATATCTCACACATGCATATTGTAGGGCCAGAACTTTTAGAAAATGCAACTCAGAGAATGCATAAAACCTTGTCTATAATAGCGTCTGCACAGAAGGCAGAGGATTATGGAACAGGTTGGGGGGAGTACTCCATATTGGAGCTTCCTAAATGGCTATAAGACCTCAGTCTGCAAAGGCTAAAGGTAGGAAATTACAACAGTGGGTGAGGGATAAACTCTATTCCTCATTCAAATCACTCACTGACGGAGACATACGCTCTACAAGCATGGGGGCTAACGGAGAGGACATTTTATTCAGTCCAGCCGCTAGGAAGCTATTTCCTTACTCTGTTGAGTGCAAATCAAACAAGTCCTTCGCCATCTACAAGGTGATGGATCAGGCTACAGAGAACTGCCCAAAAGGGTCAACTCCACTAGCAATTATTAAAGCTGATAGGCAGCGGCCTCTGGCAGTTGTTGATGCAGAGCATTTTTTTAAACTAACCAAACGGAAATAACTCCATGTCAAAAAAAGCATCTAAAAATGCATTTTATCTAACAATTTATCCTCGCGCTGGCGAAGATCCCTTTGACGTTGAAATAGACGAAGAACTCTCTCCAGATTTTCCTGAAGAAGAAATTGTATACTTTCAAGAGGTTATGCTAGGACTAGTAGCTCACCTCCATGTCGGCTTGGATATGACCCATTTTATCGGCGGCAATATGCGGAAGCTTGGCGATCTAGATGATGAGCTAGAGAGTGTAATCCTAGAGCCAGATCCTGAACTCGTAGAAGCCATAAAAAAAGAAGCTGCTGAGAAAATAAAATCCAACATTTTACAATTTAAAAAGAAGTTACATTAAATGAAAAATCCTAACACTGAAGAACTAATTAGACCATTTGATTATGGTGAAACTCAAGCTGCAGTTGAACGAGATATGGTCAACAGCCCAGCGCATTATAACCAAACTATTGAGTGTATAGACGCTATGAAAGCTATGGCTGATGGCTGCGATATAGACTCTCATAAGGCGTACTGTTGGCAGAATATCTTTAAGTATCTCTGGCGTTGGCCTTACAAAAATGGCGTCGAGGATCTGAAGAAATGCCGCTGGTATTTAGACAGATTAATATCTGAATTAGAATCTGAAAAATGAAATGTTGGCATTGCAGATCTGAACTGCTCTGGGGTGGTGATCACGATTGCGAAGAAGAATCCGATTACCTGATTGAAAGCAATCTTAGCTGCCCAACCTGCCAATCATTTGTCCTAGTATATTATCCCAAGAAAGAAATAATTAATGATAACAAAAGAAGACATTGACGCATTCGCAGATATGCAAGAACCACCTTCCCAAGCCGGACTACATGATATGCCCAAGGATTGGGATAATCACTACCAAACACCTCTCCAAATGGTGCGTGAGTTTGCAAAGCGTATGGAGCAACCTCTGGATCAAGAATGGTATGCAGATATCGATTTAGAAAACCTACGTTTTAGCTTTTTACAGGAAGAGTTTGATGAGCTTGCCGAAGAAAGCAGCAAAGGAACAGATCCTGAGAATATGCTGAAAGAGCTTGCTGATCTTAGTTATGTAATTAACGGATACTGCGCTACCTACGGCTGGGATTTAGACAAAGCTGTAAGGCGAGTTCACCTATCTAATATGAGCAAATTAGGCTTAGACGGCAAGCCAATAAAAAATGCCAAGGGCAAAGTTATTAAAGGCCCAAATTATAAAAAACCCAACTTAAAAGACTTAGTGGAGTAACCATGACTACAAATTATTTACCAACTGATTACCAAACTTTTATTGCAACTAGCCGATACGCAAGATGGCTTGAAGATGAAGGGCGCAGAGAGACTTGGTCTGAAACAGTAACGCGATATATGGATAATATAATTCCTTCTAAAGTGGACAAGAAAACAAGAGTAGAAATAGAGGAAGCTATTTTAGGTTTAGAGGTTATGCCTAGTATGCGTTCCCTTATGACTGCAGGGCCAGCGGCTAATAAAGATAATACCTCTATGTACAATTGTTCCTATCTAGCTGTTGATGATCCTAAATCCTTTGACGAAGCTATGTATATTTTATTAAACGGCACTGGCGTAGGGTTCTCTGTCGAGAGCCAATATGTAAACAAATTACCAGAGATACCTACTAACCTATATCCTAGCGATACCACAGTTATTATCAGAGATAGTAAAGCTGGCTGGGCTAAAGGTTTTAGACAAGTTTTGGCTTTATTGTGGGCTGGAGAAATACCTCAGTGGGATGTTAGCAAAGTTAGACCAGCAGGTGCTAGATTAAAAACTTTTGGGGGCAGGGCTAGTGGCCCAGCGCCTCTAGTAGATCTATTTAACTTTGTAATTAATACCTTTAAAAATTCTGCAGGGAGAAAACTAACTCCCTTAGAGTGCCATGATATTATGTGTAAGGTAGGAGAGATTGTTGTTGTTGGCGGCGTCCGACGTAGTGCTATGATCTCGTTATCTAACTTGAATGATGATCAGCTTCGTTATGCTAAATCTGGAGAGTGGTGGGATGATGAAGCCGCTGGCATAAAAAGGTTTGGATATAGAGGTCTTGCTAATAATTCGGTTGCTTATACTGAAAAGCCTGAGATTAAGTCTTTCATGCGAGAATGGATTTCCTTGGTAGAAAGCAACTCTGGAGAAAGAGGTATTTTTAATAGACAGGCTTCTCAAAATCAGGCTGCACAAAACGGTAGGCGTGACCCAGAGCATGACTTTGGAACTAATCCATGCAGTGAGATAATTTTGAGAAAAAATCAGTTTTGTAATTTATCTGAAGTAGTTGTTAGAGCAACAGATGATATAAAAGCTCTTGAAAATAAAGTTAGACTAGCAACTATTTTAGGAACTATACAGTCTACCTTTACTTATTTTCCTTATTTACGAAAAATCTGGAACGATAATACAGAAGAGGAGAGGCTGCTAGGAGTTAGCTTAACAGGAATTATGGATAATCCCTTGATGACTAATCAAAACAAAGCTCTGGAGCAAACCCTGAAGCATCTAAAGCAGATAGCTATTGATACCAATAAGGAGTGGTCTAAGAAGCTAGGAATACCTCAGTCTGCGGCTATAACTTGCGTGAAACCATCCGGCACAGTTTCTCAGCTTGTTGATAGTGCTAGTGGATTACATCCAAGGCATTCAGGTTATTATATCCGCACTGTGAGAGGTGATAACAAAGATCCACTAACACAATTTATGAAAGATCAAGGTATTCCTTCAGAGCCAGAGCTACAGAAGCCCGACTCAACTACGGTATTCTCTTTTCCAGTAAAAGCTCCTGACGGTGCAATATGTACTGAGCATGTACCAGCTATTGAACAATTGAAAACTTGGCTTGTATATCAGAGACATTGGTGTGAGCATAAACCTTCGATCACTTGTAATGTTAAGGCAGATGAATGGTTAGAAGTAGGCGCTTTTGTTTATGAACATTTTGATGAAATGTCGGGTGTTAGTTTCTTGCCTTATAACGAACACATTTATCAGCAAGCTCCTTATCAAGAATGTAGTAAGGAAGATTATACAAAGGCTATTGCTGATATGCCCTCTAAAATTGATTGGACTAAATTATCTAGCTATGAAGTTGAGGATAATACTAGTGGCTCACAGACGATGGCTTGCTCTGGAGATGTTTGTGAGGTTGTGGACATTTAAACCCTTATTTTTAACAAAAAAACCCCTAAGTCACTTGACCTAGAGGCTATATTATTTTATATTATTACTTGAACGATTAGTCACCGTTCTAGTTGGTAAAACCTCTGATTGTGTTATTTCCTATAGTTACAGTCAGAGGTTTTCTTTATTTAAAGATGTCCTCAACTTGTTCAGAAACAGCAGTACTAACTGTATTAGATACCTCGTTAGCTAGTATATTAATATCCCCAACTTCTCTTACATAATCTTCTACATCAGGGTTATCTTCGTTGTAGACTATTGATCTTACTATACCGCTGGTTATGTAATCCGTAATTTCTTTAATCTGCGTAGGCGAGGCTGTTTTCTCTTGGCTTATTTTTAAATATTTTATTAATAAATCTGGATTAGACATCAAGGTATCATAAGCCATAGAATAGTAGCTATTAGGGTTAATTGCATTTAGTAAGTTACTTGTTACTGTACCAATTTTTGTACCTAATGAGTTTAGAGGTCCAAGAGTAGCCTTAACCATACTAGAAACGCCACGCTCACCTTGTCTTTGGATGTTTTGTAAGTAAGAAGCGGTCTGGGATTGTCCTTTAATTATAGACCCAGTTTTCATAGTATCATTTATATCAGCTAACTCTAACATTGCCCTAGATATTTGTAATATTTCTGGGTTATCTGCAAAAACGATATCTCCAGTTGCAAATAGGTTGTCAGCTTCTTCGCTCGACTTATAGAAGCTGCTATATTTAGGTCTTTTATTTCCTAAAGAATCTGTTCTAGGATTAAGCATCTTCTGTCGGAAGTTCTTATGCCAAGCTGCTTTAATCCCGCTTAAAACTGCAGGATTTCCAGCCGCTCTATCCATAAGCTGTTGAGTAGCCTGAACACCACCATTTAGGTTATTAAATAAATCGGTAAAAGCTTTGTAGGGTTCTTTTGGATTATATGTTCCACCAAGTTTTTGTACAAAAAATCTAAGTTCTGATGCATCTATGTCATTTTTGACCTTTGTAGCTCTTTCTATTGCCTCATCTACATTTTTCTGAGCGTTATTTCTAACAGCATTTGCGCCGTCAGTCAGTGCTTTCTTTCCTTGAGCTTGTAGTGCTAGTTCTTCCATATTAGCAAAAAAAGCATTAAATTCGTCACTTCTTTCAGGAAAGTTTTCTCTAAGAAGTCTACCTAGCTCTTTTGCTTTAGCCGCAACCTCTGAGGGAGTCGGACCACCTTCGGAGAACTTAGCTACTTTGTCATAAAAACTAAGTACAATATCTGACATAATATAATTATAAGCATTGTTAGGATTAGAGAATGTCTCATTTCCTTTTTTAAGTAAATTTATTGTTTGCTTTGCGCCATTTGCTGTACCAGAAGCCCCTGAAAAAATATTATCTACAATAATTTCACTCTCATCTTTAAAACTAACTATGCCAAACTTAGCGCCTTTTTCTAAATCAACTGGTGAAGTTCTTCCTACTGTTCTGCTATATAAATCACCAAATGCTTTTAGAGGACCATCTCTCCAAAAAGGTGCATAATCATCTTTATAGTATTTC